TCAGCCGACAACATACGGCGGCGGCACCATTGTTTTTGGCGGACACTCGACCGGCGGGGTTTTTGTAGGTGCTGACCAGACTCCACGCTTGCGAGAAGAATTGATCCGTGAGACTGCGCGGGCGGATTTTTTGCAAGCGGAAAAAGATTCTATCTTGCAACAAGCTCTGATTGATCATCGTGTCATTCAGCTTAAACGACGACTGAAACAAGATCACGTCGAGATGCGTGCAGCTCGCAAACGCGGCTTTTTGCCCTTAACAGAGCTGTCACAACCCGCCGTCTATCTGCTAATGTCGGGCAGCGTTATCGTTTATGTAGGTCAATCGAAAACCCCATATTCTAGGATTTACCAACACAGGGACAAGAAGTTCGAGTACGTGCGCTTCTTATTTTGCAAAAAGGAACGGCTTACGTATTGGGAAAAAATACTTATAAAGCGATATCAACCGCAATACAACGGGACACATAAATCATGAGAGATTGTGCGCCAATCATTCCGTTTACAAAACGAGAGGGCGATTTACAAATGACTAACCTGACGTTGAGTTATAACGAACTGTTGATTATTTTAGAAATGCTGAGAAAAGAAAATGATGTCATCGCAAGTGAGCAAGAGCGGCTCGACCTTAAAACCAAGCTCATTAACGCCATCGCAGATAGCAAAGCTGTCGCCAATTCAACTTATGAAATCTGAACTTCTACACTTTTTTATGCATCGACCGGCGCGGCTGACGGACATCGCGGGCGCGGGTTTGTTTCTCTTGGGGCTGTTTATCGGTTTGATGCTGTGAAAGGTCGGCTTGATAAATTTCCCACATCAAAGCCAGTTCATCGGGGGCCGTCGTGCTTATCTGATGTGAGCAATATCGCAACACTGTCCAAGCGCAGATGGCCGCTTGTGTGTACTTCTCACAATCTGCGGCAAACGCATTGCCACCTCGCGAGTGCCTCCCGTTGGTCCATATCCCGCCCTCTACTTCGACGGCAATAGGCAATCCTACTAGCGGTTCACCGATAACAAAATCAAAACGCCAGCGTCGAGTACCGCACAACCCTTTAAATCTATATTCCCGCTGAAATGGTATCTTTAGAGCCTTTAGAACCATTTCCATTTCGGACTCCAAAGCGCTCATCTTCCCGGCTCCTTTCGCTTAAATATTTTATGTTTAACCCAGCTAAGGTGCAGAGTCTATTTTTTTCGTCTAACCCAGACTCTGTAAGGGCTGGCAAGCCGATTTCGTTGATACGCACGAAACCCTCCGTAACTACTTTGGCAAGCAGCAGGGGAGGAACTTCGTCGTCACTCATCACCGACAGTATTACGCCCAAGCGAGTCGACTGAGTCTTAGACAGTGCCACTGCGCATCATTTCCGCTAATCTGTCTGCTCTGCCTTTCACTTGTCCCGCCCATTTCGAGTCAAGCATTTCGGCAGCTGCAACATGATAGTTACCAGCGGCTGCGGCCGCGTGCATTTTTTTGAACAGACTCAGACGAGTCGACCCCAAATTAAATGTCATGTTGACATACACTCTTTGACGAACGTCATTGAGTTCGTCGAAAAAATCGTATCTTGCGCGGGCTTCTTTTATTGCAATCTCCACATCGCGCTCAAAACACTCATTTACTCGTTCTGCGCTTACCTTTGTGCCTACCGCAGCACCGTACTCGTCCTCTTCAGGCTTGCAGAGGTGTCCAATGCCAAACGTCGGCAGTCCTTCCGAATCCAAGTACACCTCGAACACGCAACCTTCGTCACGTATCAATTCATTTTTTAGTAACTCTCGATCCATGTCATACTCTCCACGTTCCGTCTTCTTGCACTTTAGCTAGTTTCTTCCCACCCCAATACTCTACCGCATGCCCTTCTGCTACTAGAATGTCACACATACTTTGCCCGTCGTCGGTCTTGGGTATGCCTAAAATGCGGCCGTATTTGCCGCGCCCTAAGCTTTGGATTTGCATTGCAGAGCTACAAAGCTCTGTTAGCCTGTTTTTAGCCGCCAGCCCTAGCGCTTTTTCGGCCTTATTTCGCGTACGAGATTCGGGCGTATCTATGCCCGCCAAACGGATGCGTTGTTTTTTTAACCAAATATCGAACCCTAAGTCTATATCGACATCGATAGTGTCACCGTCAACCACACGCACCAATCGTGCTCGATAGTGGTACATTACTTTTTAGCTTTAGGGTTTTCTCCCGGCAGCATCTTGGCCGAGCCTATTTGCAAAGCGAGTATCTCGATTACCGGATACACCCACTTGCCTAAGAACTTTTCATCTGCCGGAGTTGGGGTTGCCGCACATATCGCAGAGCTTACGGCGACGAACATCGACGCATAACTCATAATATCAATCAATAAGTCCATCGGTCTTCTCCTGTTCCTCGTTTATGGATTTGTAATAATCAACAATGTTGAGCACTTGCCGAATATAACGCTGAATTTCAGCCATGTTTTGACTCAAATTTTCATAGCCTTGAGTTGAAAGGGCATACCATACATTCACAGGCGCCTCGCCGTCGTTTAGGTCTTTAACGTAGTCTTGCATCAACGCTGGTGTTAACACTGTCCATTCAACCGCTAGCGGCGTGATCTTATCAGGTAAAACAGGGTGATACATCGGCGCCGGAACTTCCACCTTGACCACCTTGACAGGCTGCACTGGAGGCGGTGGACTGTTCCAGCTACAACCAACACACAAAGCGCTAATTGTGAGTAGTGATAACCGCAAGCTCATCGAACACCTCCTTGGTTCCCTTATTGATTATTTTTTCGATCAGCTTTGGCTTGCGAAGCGACAACATGTTCAAATCGTGTTTTGCAAACTTAGCTCGTAATGACGCGACTTCTGCTGTAGCCTCTTTATTAGCTTTTTGCAGCTCTCCAACTTGAGCCATCATCTCAGATGCCTTTTGTTGCTGACTTAGTAATTGAGCATTCTGTTGTTCTATCTCAGACTCTAGCGTTTCTTGATTTGCCGCCGCGACCTTAAGCTGCCCTCGTAGATTCTCAATCTCTGCCTTTGATTTGTCATAATGAAGCTTGAACCCCACAGCCGAAACCAGAAGCAAGAAACCGAGCGCCGCGCTTATCTTTAAGCCCATGTATACACCTTCAAACTCTTTGCTTTGCCCTTAACGGAAATGTCATTGTGGTATTTAACACCCATTTCTACTGCGCGCGCCGTATATTGTCCCATTAAAACATTTACACCCTCAGCCTTGGTTGCAGACTCAAGTCTTGCAGCCGTGTTGACAGCATCACCAATCGCCGTGTAATCGAAGCGGGTAGCGCTGCCCATGTTGCCAATGATGGCTTCGCCTGTGTTTATGCCTATGCCGATCTGAATATTTGGCTTGCCCATCGCGGTAAGTTCTTTATTCAATTCGACCATGCCTTCCTCTATATCTCGCGCACACGTCACGGCTTTCTTCTCATGCTCGTCCACCGGCAAAGGAGCATTCCAAAATGCCATCATCGCGTCACCTATGTACTTGTCTACTAATCCGCCGTTTTTCTTCACGGCATCGCTTTGCACCGTCAGCGCTCGATTCATAACGTGCGTTACATCTTCTGGCTCTAGTTGCTCTGACATAGACGTAAATCCTCGCACATCAGTGAATAAGAAGGTTGCGTAGTATCTCGCACCACCAAGCTTAAGTTTATCAGGATCTTTTTGCAGTTCTGCCACCTGACTTGGGTCAAGGTAATGCTCAAATTGTTGTTTTATCTGCTGGCGTAAGCGCCATTGCTCTGCAAAATTAAAGTAAAAAGCGAAGCTCGCTGTGCAGAATTGACTGATTAGCGCCCAAGAAGAATCAATCAATATACCTTTCTGCACCACAAAAGCGCCTAAAAAGCCCGTTACAGCCATCGTTCCTGCGGCCAAGCAAATCCCAAGGGTAACGCCGGAAAACGTCACACAAAGCCACACAAGCGCGATGCCAAGCAATAAAGCGCAAAGTTCTGCGAACAGTGCAAATTCTGGTATATGCGGGCTGTTTTGATTGATTATGGTTTCGGCAAATGCGGCTTGGATGTAATGCGGATACATAAGACCGGCTGGCGTTGCGACTTGTGGCATTACGCCTTTGGCGGTTACGCCTACAAAAACGAACTTACCAGCCACACCAGACAGGTCATCGAGCGATGTTTCACGTGGAACAATCCAAGAAATCCATCGCCTGCCCATGCTGTCAGTGCTTGCAGGCGGTATACCTTTCGTTGCTATCTCTTGGATGCCGTTCTTATTAAATCGGATCATGTAGGTATCTGATCCCGCCAAAACCTTCAGAACCTCCGTTGCGAAGGCAGGCACCCACCCATCGGGCGTTTTCATCAACAGCGGCATGCGCCGTAACAGACCATCAACATCAACGCGCGCAGATACTATGCCTTGACCTTGTCGCAACTGCGGGATGTTCTGCTGCACCCCAGTCACCATTATCCCGCCTTTGGGTTCGCCTATGGTTACGGTGCCAGCGGGTTTTGGGTAATCTTGGTTGTCTGTTTCAAACATCGCGACAACCGTAGGATACTGGCTCATGGTGTTAGCAAAAACAGTATCTCCACCTAGCCTGTCCGGCTGCGGGAAGCTGATGGCCCAGCCAACGCCCAACGCGCCTTCGTCCATTATCTGCTGTTGGATTTCAGCAAGCCTAGCGCGCGGCACCGGATAGCCGCCTTCGTCTGCGACGTTTTTCTCTGTAATGTTTACAATTGCGAAGTAAGGAGATGGCTGTGGCGTTTCTATTAAGGCATCAAACCATCGCAGTTTTATAGCTTCCACCGGCGCTAGACCTAACGCCATTGGCAAAGACAAAAGCGTGATGATTATGAGGAATCTAATCATGATCCCTGACGTATCACTATCACTGAGTCACCCCCGCCGTTGATCGTCACTGTATTTGAGACCCCGCCCTGTATGAGAATAACTGTATAAGCCTGAGCGCCTGTAATGTCCAACCGCACAGAACTTGATACATCCCTGCGAAGGCTCACATTTTGGCCTTGGATTAGCGTGGTAATTTGGGTGACGGGATCTTGGCCTGCGGCCGTGCCGCGTATATCAACGGATGTGGCTTGCAACGCCAACACATCCTGCTCATCGCTAATTGCCAAGGCATCAATGATGTTCAGCAAGTCCTCCAAAAAGTTTACATCCAGATAGTTAATATCTAGCTCCGTAAACTCTAGCTCGTTGGTGTCTAAGAACTCTTGATCTAGGAAATCAATATCCAACTCATCGAAGTCAAGTATGTCAGCCTGCTCTGTGGTCGCTTCCTCTTCTTGGATCTCCACAGCTTTCGGTGGTGAAACGATCAACAAATTATCAATAATCTCTAACGTGAGATCTAAAATCACGGGGTTGCTTGGCGTTGATTCATAAACGTTCACCGTAGTGGCTTCGTACGGCTTGTTTAGCGAGACTGAACCCATAGCCGTTGTGACAATGATTTCGCCGCTGGCGTCGCCGTTTGCATCTGGCAGCAAGATGATCAGAGATCGCCCTAGCTCATCAACGGTACACGTAAAGTCCGTGCCGCGAATGGCTATATCAGCCGTCGGCGTGGTGATCTTTATGTTTTCTTTGTTGATTCGGCCTAATGCGCCGGTGACGAACCTAGCGGTGCCACTCGCAAAATTGAGCGCCATCTTTGATTTGCTGGGATCAGGATCGTAGATGTACTCATCAATTGTAAGAGTGGAATGTTCTGTGAGCCTAACCACAGATGAATCAAGGAAAGTGGCCTCCAGCCTGCCGTTAGAAGTCCTTAAATCGTCCATAAGGCGCAAATCAAAGTCTAGCCTTGCATTGTACCCCTTATCGCGAAAAACCCGCGCAGCGCCCTTTACGTCGCTTATAGCGCCTATATCAGCAGCTTGTGCTACCGCCTTGATCGTTTTGGATGATGCAAAGAGTGCCGTTGCTAGTATTACTAATAATTTTAAGCCAATCATTGTTGGTGGTGCTTTGTTGCTGAATGTTGAACGTTCTCCCGCTGCCCGTTTGATCTAGCCAAAAATACCCTGTCGCCGCGCCGTCACCATCATAGGTGACCGTGTTATTTGAACCGTCTATATCCATGTAGTTAGTGGCTTGGTCTATGTCAATGCTTGACGTAATGCTGTTGCCTGATCCGTTGATGATCCAGTCCAAGTCAATGGTGTCAGAAAGCGCTGCTGTGCCGACGTTCAGCGTCATATTGTTTGTTGATCCAGTGACGTCTATGAAGTAGTTGCCGCTATCAGCGGAGTAAGTGTTGGTTGGATCTACTTGGATAGTGAAATTGTTGCTGTCGCCATCAAACTCAAAGAAACCCGTTATTGAGTTGCCATAGATGTCGCCGAGGAACTTGTTGGTGTTACCGATCTGATTGATGTCAAGGGTAAGGCTGGTGCCATCTAAATCAAACGCGGTCAACGATCCGGCTGATGATGAAAGGCCGCCGATGATATTGCTGTTGCCCAACTGCTCTAGGTCAATGTTCGCCGTGTTACCAGCTTGGTCCACATAGATCTCGTTGTCAGCAGCATCAACGCTGACTGACAGGCACCCAATAACCAGCAAGATACCCTTGCTTAATCGTTTCCAATACAGCCGTTTCGATGGCAGTCTGTAAGGCGATTCCAACGCTTTCGTTTTGTACAATGCCATTCTCGATCTCAATTAGCTTAGTCCCCTCAGCTACGAACCGAAACGTGTCTTGTGAATAGCCCACGCTCAAGATGGACTTAGTAACAAGAACCTCTAGCAAAACCTTCCCCGTAGATACTGAGACTGTGCGGAGGGAAATGGTGACTGTGTCTTGTCGGTATTCTTTATCTGCACCGATCCCCAAATATCGCGCACCGAAACCGCCTGATTTCAAGTTGCTTTCGTATCCTATCACTCCGCCATGCATTAACAAACCGGCGAACGCGAGCGGCATTAGGTCTGTTTCTTCGTTGAACTGTTTTCGCGTGGAGCGAATTAACTGCCGTTCTTTGGTCACGTTGTCCAAGCCCACCCGCTCAACGACATCAAAGAAGTCACCACCACCGGCGTGTTTTAAGGCTCTGATTAAATACGCCTCCGGGGCTTGTGTGACCGCTGAGCTGAAGTCTGCGTACATGCTGTTGCTACGTCGCGCGCCCGTGGAGTCATTGAAAGCCCCGGCATAAATCGCCACCACCGGCTTGCGTTTTGGAGGCTCAATCGATTCAAGCTCTGAAAGTATTAAATCTGTCACAGACGCGAGACTTTCTGGCTGGACGAACCCGAGATTCCCGCCTTTGTTCATCTTGTAAAGCGTGCAGCTAGAAAGTAAAACTACCAATAGGAACAGTGATAGTAGTCGTGCCGCCATCTGCGTCAGTGATTGTGAGAGTAATTGTGTCGCCCTCTGTCTCATATTCTATCGTGTTGCCTTCTAGCTCTAACACACCGCTCGTTTGAGGCGTTTCCCCAAACAGGTTATCAACCAACTGCCTTGATAACTGTGCGTATATTCTGCTCTCTAAGTTACGTATGAATCTAGCTAAGGTTGTGTTTTGAGCATCTCTTTCCAGTTCGTCTTTATACGCTTTTATCTCTTCTTTGATGGCCTGCTTGCGGTTGAATGTTTGATTCTCAATAGTAAGGTAATGACTAGATGTAGCTTGACCGGAAAAACTAGGGCTTTTGAACTTAAACCTCATCTCGTCGGAAAAAGCAGGGCCGCTCAAAACGATCATAAAGATAAGGAAAATCAAAACAATCGACAGCCAATTTGGTTTCATTGCGTACATCAATCTTTTCGCTGATCGTTTTGCTTGGCTTTAGCGAGCCTGTCGGTATCCATGAGCTGCGGCACGCCGAGGATGGTTTTCATCATCGTATCTTGTCGAATGATTTCATTATCCACTGACCGCACTCTGTCGATAAGGCTTACTAAAATTCCCATTTGGGCATCTAGTTTGCTGCCTAGTCGCTCTTCAATCTCACTGATTTGAGCGGAAACCTTGTCATCAAGCACATCAATTTTCGCTTCCATGCCGTCGATAATCTTAGTTATCAGTTTCCAGACAAAAAGGCCCAGACCAATAGCAGCCGCAATTGGAAATCCTACCTCGTTGATCAGGGTGACGATGCTTTCCATTAGTGGTCTAAAATCTCGTATTTATAATGCTGGGCGCGATACTCTGATTGTTCCGGTAGATTGTACCACTCGAGCCATTTTTCCTTTGACACTTGTTTCTTTACGTAAGCAACTGGTTCGATTCTTTCTACGTTAGTAAAACTACTGACTTCGAGGTCTTCAGAAACCCACACAGTGCTGTCTAATTTCTGCTTCATCGTTTCTGATTGAACCACGGGAATGGTGACGGTCATGCTGTCGCAATTCTTTATCGTCAGGAACAATGTTTTGGGTCCAATGCCAGCTGCTTCCTCGTAATAACCCATAGACCGATACTGCGGGCGCATCATCGCAGCTCTATGCTGGTATTGTGTGCCCACGAATTTGCCTATCTGGAAACCTATACATTCGTCACTGCTGTTGAGATAAAAACCATCGTAAACCCAAGTCCTTTCAAATAAGTCTTCCGGATCAACAACGAAAGCATTGGGGTTGCTGGCGTCAGCTGAGGCAACGAAAAACTCCTGTTGATTTGAGGACATCTGCCAAACCCACTCTTTTATCGTGGCCGTCGCTTGCGCTTCTGTCATTTGCACCCCGTCAGCGCGCCAATCGCTCATCGCGTCCCGTAAAGCGTCTATGTCATCCTCCCTTATGGATCGCACATATACCCTAGGGCCAGTCGCTTTTGCGTATTTAGGCATTGGAAAATTCTAAGTTGTAAGCTCGCGCTTTTTGAGTCGCATTTGTACTGCTATTTATCCACGCATCCCAGTCAGCTCTTTGTATCACCGACCGTCTGTACTCTCCCTTGTTGGCGATAATTTTTGTCATTTCCGTAGTCGTGTAAAGATCGTCTAAAGATGCGCGAACAGCGCTATCGATAGATCCGCTTGAGGTCGGAATAACGATGCTGCTTTCCTCAGCACCAAGGCTGTCGAAAATAAAACGGTGTCTCAGCACGCTTAGCTCTCTGTAATACCCGTTACTGCGCTCCGCAGGAATTAGAGCGCTCATCATCTGATTAACTCTTTTGCCTACATACTTGCCTACCCAGTACCCGACGACCGTGTCGTCGGACTTGCATACGGTGCAATTTAACCAACCTTTGTCATCGTCTTGCAGACTGCGTGAGGCGAACATTGTTGAGTTTTGTTTATTAGCTGCATAGTAAAAAGCCTTCTGCACTTGGGCGTCTGGAAGCACGCCAAAGGGGTCAACTCCGGTCATCGCCAAAGCCAGCGTTGGCATGTCAGATTCAGTCAGAAGCCTAAAATAAATGTTGTCGCTTTCGGCTTTTATCCAAACGGCCATATCTTTCTCAAGACCCAAACTTAAACGTGAATCCGGTCACAACCTCTATCCTGCCTACGACGGTGCACGTTACGTTGCCCCTGCGGACACTAATGGTCTGCTCAGTAGTTCCAGTGCCAGAGACGTCGCTACTCGAGTTAAATGAGTTGCCAGACCCCGCGCTTACAGTGGGCGCATTGAAATCTGTGTTAGTCGTGTCTAAATTTAACTGTATCGTGCTGGTCGTTAGCAGACTTCCTGATCCATCTCGCCATCTCACGGTAAACGTGTAAGTCGTAGCAGAAGGATTAAAATTCCCTGTTGCAAATTTTGACCACACAAAGAGATTGCCGCCCTGCACTTCAAATGTCACGACGTTGCTATTTTGTAAGGTAGACACCGAAGAAAGGCCGGTTCCCCCGCGCGTTGCAGGCAGTTGAGCGTCGAAGTTGAAGGTGCCATTTTCTACCCTTATAACCCCGGTCTTTGAACTTAAGTCCTCTGCTAATCCTCCGCGAGTTTTTGGAATCGTAGATTGATACGTTATAGAGCCACCCGAAAAATCTGGTATACCAGTCTTTGCGCTGATGTCCTCGCCCCAACCGCCGACCGTTTTTGAAACGGTTCTGACAACATCGCCATCAGTCGAAAGTCCAGATTTGACCCTTGAGCGTACGTTGTCTGCGTCTGTGAGGGTGTTCATGGTGGGATTGCCGGTCCCAGAACCGGAATAATTTAGCGAACCATCGGTGTTTAATTCGATTTTGTCATTGTTAACACGAACATTAGCTGTTCCTATGCCAACTAAATCACCGTCGCTATCAACGGTAATTTTTTGATTGTTAACGACGACGCTGCTCGTTCCAATACCAGATAAGACACCGCTGCTGTTTACGGTGATTTTGTCATTAGAAAAAACGGTCGTGCCGGTGCCTGTGTTAGTCAGCCTTCCGTTGGTATCAACCCCGATGTTGCCATTCTTTATCTCGTTAGCCGTAAGGTTGGTGGTGCCGTCCGTATCAAACAAGTTCGTGCCGAACTGCGCTCCAACGGTTGCACCATCTGCGGGCAGAGATGTAGCGAACACTTTGCCTGACCCAACGAGATTGCTGCTAGCAATGTTGTCATTATCGACAACGATATTGGATGTCCCTATCCCGACCAGCTTGCCATCGCTATCAACCGTTACCTTACTGTTATTGACAACAATGCTGCTTGTCCCAATTCCTTGAATCTCTCCCGTGCTGTTATCAATGGTGATTTTGGAGTTGTTGACGACAGTATTATTACCAGTACCGATCCCCTGCAATTGACCAGTCGTTGCATCAACTGAGATTTTGCCGTTGTTAACAACGACATCAGCAGTACCAATTCCGACCAGCTTTCCCGTGCTGGAGTCTATTGTGACGCTGTCATTATCGACAATGATTCCACTGGTTCCGATTCCAACGAGCTGCCCAGTACCATCAACGGTGACTTTCCCATTGTTTACGATGATACCCGTAGTGCCTATACCTACGATTTCACCATCCGCGTCAATGGTTACTAAATTGTTATTAACAACGACATCCGCAGTACCTATGCCAACTAGTTTCCCAGTAGTCCCGTCTACGGTGACGCTTGCGTTGTTCACCACAACGTTAGGTGTTCCTATGCCGACAAGCTTGCCGTCGCT